TTGCTATTGTTCGGCTAGCTTCAATTTGACTTATTCCTAACGAACCAAAATTAGGATTGGTGGTTAAAATTTGATCAATTAAAAACTTCGCGTCTTGAGCAGTTGACTGAATTTTTTGAGTATTTAGAAGAGCGTCTACACCTCCGCCAGAAAACAATTGTCCAGTAAAAGAGTCTAATGTATTTCTTTGTTCTTGCAGTCTGTTATTCACAATATCGATTTTATCAGCCAGTATTTTAAAAGCGTCTTCCGCTCTGCTTAAAAATGATTTTATAGATTCTTCAACTAAACCTCTAGCCGTTGCTAAATCGGCAGCTACTGTCGCTGAACCTTGTCCACCTCTAACACCTCCTGATATTCCAAAACGCCCTAAAGCAGCATTTATTTGTGCTATTAATGGTGAATTTACTCCGCTAAACCCAGCCGCTCCTGACTGTATTAGTTTTTGTAGATCTACTTGAGCTTGTTTGATTAAAGTTATTGTTTGCCCAGCTCCTGTAATATTGGCTGGACCTCCTCTAGCCTGTAATATGTTCGCAGCGTTACTTGACGCAGCAGCCTCTACTTCTCGTCTTCCAGAAATGCCAACGGCAGCTCTAAGATTTAATATAGAATTCGCTGTTTCAATTGAAAGTTTTTTTACCTCAAGTTCAGCTTCTCTTCTTTTTATACTCGAATCAAGTATTGCTTCAGCGATTTGTAACTGTTGCTCTAATTGGTAATTTTGAAGTTCAATTAGAGAATTTGCTTGATCTATCAAGGCTCTTCTAGAGTCTTCTATACCTAATATTCTTTCTCCAGCATTAATTTCTTTAGATTCTACTGCAGACGCTATGTCTTTTACGTTGAATGGCAGTGTTTGAGTTCCACCAGCAAGAATGTCTAAAAATGCTTTAGCGTTTGGCCCTAAGTTCGCTAAATCTGAGAACGTACCTCTAATCTGATCAGCGATTGAAAATGTAGATTGGAATCCCCTGATGGCTGCTAGATTTTCTGATTCCGCCTCTTGCAATGCGGTATTTCCGCCTATACCTTTCAATACGTCATCGTTCAGCAGAGAAAGAACATTGTTTCTGAGATTAACGTCTGGTGTAGTGGCCAATTCTGAAATAAAGCCATTTATGACGCTTGAAAGCCTTTTCAGTTCTGGAGAAACGTTCGCTATTGGATTTATTCCAAATCTAGAAATCGCAGTCGATGCTGCGAGAGAAGAAGCACTAGACCCTAAAGTCTGCGCTCTCGGAACACTAAAAGCGTTTGCGATTATATTTTTAATTGAACCTATATCTAATGTAGATCTTTTTATAGATTCTGCAAATTTATTTATGGCATTTGTCTGAGCGTCAATAGATCTTACTAAACTACTTGAAAGTAGTGATATATTTTTACCTGCTTCATCTGATATTTCAGACAGATTTTTGACTGAGAAAGTTAGCTCTTCAAAAGAGTCTGTCGAGTTTATCAATGGCGCTAAGGCTCTAGATATTTCTTCTCTAGAAAACTGTATTCCACCAAAATCAACTTTGGCAATTTCATCGGCAGTTTTTGTTGCCGCACGTCTTCTGTTTTCTGCGGTATCAACACCTAAATTCTCTAAAAATGTAGATCTAATTAAAGCGTTTATCTTTGCTGAAGCTCTTTGCAATTCTTGGAAATCTTCATCGGTGATGCCTTCAAAGTCTCCACTCTTAAGTTTAAGTAAGGCTTCATTTCTTTTAGCTTCTTCAAGAAAAACATCTTTACCTTCTGGGACACCCCTAACTAATATTTTCGCCAATTCTTTTTTACTGTCTTCATCCGCACCCTTAATCGCTTCATCTATTGCTATAGATCCAAGATTTACTCTTCCGTCTACAACTCTTCCAGCTCTGATTGATTTTTCTAGATTTGCGGCACCAAAGCTCAATCTAGTTTGAGTTCTTAATTTTGATATTTGATCTTCGATTGAAGCGTTTTCGATAGCTGTTGTTATAGCGCCTATTACACCTCCGATCACCGCTCCAGCCGCAGCCCCCTTAGGACCAAGGGTCAAGCCTAGAATGCCGCCAGTTGTAGCGCCTGCACTTATACCACTTAAAAAGCTTTGGGTTTTTGGAGAAGCTCCTAGAGCTGGAGCCGCAGTGCTGATAATTCCAGGCAAAGCCGTTGCCAAACCTATCGCTACTAGTGGGTTTATCCCACTTCCAAATACGCCTCTTCTGCGAGAAGATGCTGCTCCAGCTGCGGCTCCAGCAACTAGAGGCGCGGCTCCGCCTGCTCCTGCTGCAACGGCGCCTCCTAAAATTCCACTTCTGAATGTGCCTATGGCCGCTGTCAAAGCGTTTAAAGAGTTTGTGTTAGACTGTACATTAATTGAATTTTGACGATAAGCGGCAATGGCGCCCCTAATTATGCCAGTCAAACCTACTAGAAGTGATGAGAATACTAATGGATTTATGAAGTTGCCAGCCGTTTTATTTTGACCAACAGCTCCTAACGCTGTAGTCAATCCAGCTGGTATTGACAACAGACCTCTCGTAAACTGATTATTATATATACCCTCTATAAAAGCGGTAAATCCACTCTTTATTCTGTCCAATGCGGGCCCTATGTCATCTAGTCTTTGTATTGCATCTCTTAATATAGATTCTTCTGCCTTGTCGATTAAACTGATTCCTCCCTGCTCTCTTAGTCTATTTACCCTAGCTTCGTAGTCAGACAAGCCGTCTATTAATGCTGCTAATCTACCTGCTTGTCTGACATCTACTATCTGAGATAGTATGTCTGTTTTTTGGGCGGCTGTAAGATTATTTTTTGCAAAAAATTCTGATAATTTTACTATCCTTTGGAATGGATCGACGACTTTTTCAGCGTCTACACCTATCTCTTTAAATAAAGTATTTGCTTTTGGCGTGAATAGTTTAGACGATAGTGTCTTTATGAACGTACCTATTACAGGCGCCGCTTCTCTTGTTTTCTCTCTTGTTACTGTTACTAAGGTTATAAAGTCTTCTAGATTGCCACCAACAGCAGCAAATGAACCGCCACCTCTTTTAATAGCTTCGAATAGATCCTGAGATTCTACGGCATAAGCTTTTGACGTTTCATTGACTAAACCTAATATGTAGGGTGTCTCTTGAAGAGTGAGATTAAACTGATTGATAGATGCAATCAAGCCATCTATTATTTCTTCAGTATTGCCAAAGCTTGGACCTAATTCTGCTAAAGTTACGGCCCGTATAGTTGACTCAAAACCTGCATCTCCCTTTCCGAAACCTGCAGCGGCTAATATCTTGGCTGATTTTGCTATGCTCAATGCGCTAGTACCAGTAGCTATAGACAAATCAAAAAATTGTTTCTTTAAATCTACGCCAGTATCTCTTAGATCATTTATTCGAGTAGTGAAATCCTCTACAGAACCTTCTCCAGAATCAAATATCTGCTGAAGATTAGTTATCTCTTTCTCTAGTAAAGCGGTCTCAGCTATGGCAGCGCTAGTTGCAGAAACAACAGTGTATAAACCGGCGGCACCAATAACATAAGAAGCGACTCGTTCAGCTGCCAATCCGACCCTTCCACCCAATCTTTCAAAAGCATTATCTGAGTATTTAGCTACGGCAGCAAATCCAGACTGAGTTCCAGCGGCGACAGCTCTTACGTCATTATTAAACTCTCTCAAAGCCCGACTAGCATTTTGTGATCTTTCTTGCGCAGTTGCTAATAATTTACCTAAGTTTTCTCCAGACTCCTTGCCTACGTCAACATCTCCTACAATTTTTTGTTTTGCTGCGGCTCTCAATTGATCTTGGGATGCGGAAATCGGGGCTACACTAACTCCTTTGCTAGATAAAAGATTTATAGTATTTCTTTGCCTCTCTAGTTCTAGGGTGGCCTTCTCAATGAGTTTATTTATTGCTCTTCTTTGTCTTTCTTCTACCGCCAATTGCCTAGAAAGCTTTTTCTCTTCATCCTGTTTTTCTTTAGCAGCTCTTTTATCAGCATCACGCTGCTCCTTCATAGCTGCTTTTGCAATTTGACTTTCATCTCTTATTGCTTTCAGTCGTTGCTTTTGTAATTCAGGACTTAGTCGTGTGGCAGCGCCCTCTTGTTCTTGAAGAGTAAATTTTAACTGCTCCTGTTTAGCAGTTAATTTTCCAGTTAATTCTGACCTTCTGAACTGAGCCGACGCCCCAGTTCCACTGATTGAAGAAATATCTTTATTGATAGTCTCTATGTCTTGACGAAGCTTTGATATGGTTGCGTCAAAAGCTCTAACCTCTGGTCTGATTTGTATCTTTTTTACTTTCTCTCCCTCTCTTTGTATCTCTATAAGAGAGGTTTTTATGGCTGATAGTTTTGCTACTTCCTGAGTCGCGTTTGGTAACAATGCTGGCTTTGACTGTATCGCGGCTATGCCAGCCTTTATTATTCTCAAGACGACTGGAATTTGCTCTAGCTCTGTCAGAAACGATGTAAGTTTAGACTGATCGAAAACTATATCTGGCTTTATTTTTACTTTGGCAACACTTTCTTTTAGCGAACTGAATAAGCCTTCTGCGGACTTAGATACTTCTGCTAATTTTTTAGTGTCTAATTCTACTTTAACTTTTCTAGTTATAGTCTTTTGGCCACCAAGAGACGTCAAAGCATTTTTCACGCTTGGTGAAACTACTATCCTAGATACGTCTACCTGTGCCGCAAAATTAAGTAAAAAGTCCGACAATGTATCCCAAGCTCCTGCTTAAAATACACGATTTAGTTTATTTTACTTGCTTTTCTTTTTTGTCTTCTTATCGTCAGAACTTTTTATATTCTCTTTGGAGCTAGTGTTTTGCATCCATACATTTTCTGGTCTGATTTTATTTATTTCCTCAATTAAAGTTTTCGCTCCATCATAAACGACGTTTAACATTTCGGAAGCAAATTTTACAGCTAATTCTGAAACGTCGTCTTTGTAATCTTCAAAGGAGTCCCATACAGAAGAACCGTCTTCCTGTTTAGAGCACGAGAATACTAAATAGTTGAATCTTTCATTTTCTGCGAAAAGTGACGCTGACTGAGAAGATAACTCTCTCTTAGCCTTTTCTAGTTCTTCTATTTCTCTTCGTAATTTTGTTATTTCCTCGTAAGCTATTATACCATCTTCTTTGGTTAAAAAACTATCTGTGGTAAATTTGGCTTCTAGCGCAGAAATCTTTTTATCTAATGAGCTTCTCTCAGATTCATTGAAAGCTTTTATTCCTCTAGACTTTATTATGTTATCGATTTCGGCTTCTAAGAATAGCCCATCTGCGATAGCTCTTCTATAAGACTTTGCGTATATTGAGTCGCTGTCTTTTCTGATCTTATTTGTCGGCTTGATAATTTTATAATTCTTTTCTTCAAAAGAAAAAGTAGATTCCTGATTCATGATTTTACCTGTATGTTAAAACTTTTAGTCGCTGATACTGCTTTTTTTCTTTCCCGATTTCCTTGATCAAATATTTCGCTTCTTAGATTAAGAAACTTTTCATACCAAATTTTTTGTTCTTCTGTCATGTTTTCTTCATTTAATTTTTCTTTTTCACCCCAAAGCTCGCCAAATTCTAGTTCTATTTTATGAACAGCTCCAACAAAAACTGTTTTAAAGTGAGAAGAAATTATGTTTTCTAGAACCTTTCTAGAAGATTCGTCTATTCCATGATTATTGATATATAGGTATGTTTTATTGTCTTCCATTATTCTTTTCAACAGACATTCTGTTGATCTCCATCCTTAAATTCGTTTGAACATCCGGCAGTTTATCCTCGTTCAAGTTGCCATTTTTATTAATCTGCTCAGTTCTATCACCGATTATTCTTCTAGCATCCTTTGTGTTCATTTCTGAATACACTTTTTCAGCGTCTTCAGGAGTATCAACTTTCATAAAAACCTCTTTTGCAGATAAAATTTTCTTGTTCGTTGCTACTTCGTTAGGTGAGGTTTTTGATTTGTGTTTGTTGGATTGCTCCATAAACCACATATCTAGCCTTTCATCATCATCCACTATGTCATGACCTGGAAAATCAGCACTTTCATAAACAGAATCGTATACGTTTGACCAATAACATAATTCGTATTGACTCTTGGTAAGATTGCTAGAAGAACCTTGGAATAGATCCATTCCCGTTTTAGAGGCGGTTTTCCACATTGTTCTCCACGGTTCAGTTCTTGATATTTCTCTTATTTCTTTTTCCGTATTTTTAGGAATACTCATAGTGAGCTTTAACAAATCTTCTATTTCTGTAGACGGGGTTCTGTTTTCAAAACTGTCGAAGCTTTGCCAATAATTAGACTCATCTGTTCTTTTAAGACATAAAAATAAGAGCAGGTTGTTTGTTCTGTTTATTTTTTGATATTCAATGGTGTGGGTGTAAAGTGAGTTCCTAGTTGCCGACAGTTCTTTTATTCTTTCCTCTAGCTTTTCTATTGCCGTATCTATCGACTTCTTCATTTTTTCTTGGTATTTATACTGCGGCCTTTCTGTCTCAAGAGTCGATATATCTTTTTTACATATTTCTAACTCTTTTTCTTTTTCATCTGACCATAATCCTTGTTTTTCTAAAATTTTTTTAGCTTCTTCGTCAGATATGAAACCTTCTTTTTCAAGTTGCTCCTCAATTCCATATAGATGTATTGGCAAATTTGCCATGATAGTATTAGTTGGTTCATAATACTTGTATAAGTTATCTTTATATTTTAAAATAAAAAAACCAGATATAATCTGGCGAAGCTTAGCTTCTTTTGTTGTTTGATTCATTACTTATTCCATGGTAGTTTCTTTGAAACCCAAGACCATAGAGGAGCGCCTATTAAAGCGCCTGCGACAAAAATGACTATACTATAGAAAATTGTACCGAGAGTTGAGCTGAGTAATAATTCCATTTTTTTCTCCTGTAATGATTTTAGCTGTTCAGGCTGTTTTTTTATTATTTGTTCTTCTTGTTTGGAAATTTTTTGAGGTTCAGGTTTTGGTCTTTCAACACTTACTGTTGAACTTTTCTCTAAGGTCAATTCAGATATTTCAGGAAAATGCGACTGTTGTTTTTGGCTTATAGGCGCTTCCTCAAAATCGTGATCCGAAGTGTCTATCGATTCAGATATTGAAGGATTTTCTATACTATTTTCAGGTTGTAATTTATCAGACTTCATTAAGTTGCCAGAACAACCAAACAAAAATAAGAATGAGATTAGCACTAGAGATTTGTTCATATTATTCCTTTATAAAGGCGCCCCAAAAAACATCAATAAAAGATTCATACATAAACTTTTCGAGTTTATTTTTAACGACGTGGTCATTGATCTCAGCAAAAGAAGATTCTGCTTTTGCTGGCCATGAATTTTTGTTAGCGATGTTAATAAAACTGATTGGGTCATCAGCATAATCATGAAGCATTATGACATCACCTTTCTTAAGTAATTCAGAATAAATCCTAAATTCTTCAATTTTATTTCCACCGTCACATAAAAACAAAGTTTTTCCACTGCTTGCGATTAAATTTTTTATTTTTAGTTTTTCCTCTTCAGAAAAACAATTCGCTATTCTAATGTCAATTAGTTTCTTGTATTCTTCAGGAATTTGTATTTCATCTAGATTTATATCATAAGTAATGAAATTGCAATCCTGTTTTTTGTTTTCATATACCCAAGTGGAGAAAGCACCCTTATACGTTCCAATTTCAATTATTAAATCAAAATCTTTTATTATTTTAGAAAATACCTCAAATACTCTAGGTGTTTGGGCCGCAAGAACTCCATTTATAAGCACGTAAGGAAACATTCTCTTTAATACTACTTAAATTTATTTATATCAATTCGCCTGAATTATATATAATGTTCTGTTAATTATGAGAAGCTAAATGACTGAGCATCTTCCGCTCCAGCAGGATCAAGAGACGATGGAATTCTAGTTACAGTTAACTTATTGAAATTACTATAGTTGTAACTCACAGTTCTGTTTCCTCCGCCTGTGTCTCCGCCAGAAGAACTGACTGATACTAGCTTGTTAGACGAACCTAAATCTATTCTAGTTCCGTCCGCGATCACGAGGAATATTCTTTGGTTTGTAGTGTTGTCCGAATTCTCCTGAGCTACTATAGCGTCGCCTTCAGTATCAGTAATTTCAATAGAACACGTTACCTCGACAGGGAAGTCTATGTATCTGTGATAAGGACCTTTTCTGCCAAGCTCAAACAGCTCTGTTCTGCCTAAATCGGTAGATATCTGAATATTAGAGATGTGAGCACCATATCCAGCATAAGCACTACCTAACGACGAGTGCCATTCTCTGTTATATCCGGTAGAGTCAATTCCTGGAATGTGTTTTGGAAGATAGGACAATTCTGAAGAGCTAGAATCTGAATTATAACCAAATATTAAGTGCTGTCTTCTGACAACAGCTCCTGTTGGCGGAGCTGCGCTAGAAGACATATTTGGCATGAATGGAATTGATGAAGCTGCATTTCTCCAGTTCTTGCTGTTTCCTACTAAGCTTATGGACTCTGTGAAGTTGCCATCTGTTGGTAAACTGAAGTTTATAGCACTTACATACATACCACTCATGAAGCACTGATTTAGCTGAGTGCCAGTACCACTAGCAGATGAAAGAGTATCTTGATAGAAGTTTACAGCGACGTCACATCTTTGATTGGAATATCTACTGATTAACTCAGGACCTTGCCCAGTCAAAGGAGTTGCTAAATGTTCAAGTAAAGCAGTTCCGTCTAAAACTTTTTCTACAGTAACTTCCACGTTTGGTATGTTTTCTATATTTTGGTAAATATCTAATTGACCAAGCTGGAAAACTCTGTCAATGTTAAAATTTGTATCTATGCCTACACTCTGAACGCCTGAGGCAGTTCTAAAGTTTGCACCAGTTTGTCCGGTAGCGGCAAAACCTACAGCAGCAACTGCATAAAAAAGTCTATTATTTGTGTTTATTCTAGTTGACATGGCCTTATCTTCTTATAGAGAATACACAATTCATATTATTACCTCTAAATCCATTACCACACCGCCACGGATTAGTGGTAATGCTATAAAAGACTCTATTTCTGACGCCTGTTCATCAAATTTTAGATTTTTCCAAAAATAATTAGAAGATCTATCTGAAAAAGACAAACCGCTAGGATTTTTCCTTCCTTTGTAGTCTAGTGGATATAGACCAGAATCTCTTACCCTAGTAGCGTCATAAGCAATTATTGTCTGGTTCTGTAAAGACATGCAAGCATCTATTAAAAAATCTTGAAGTATTACATCTTCTGAAATAATATCGAAACTCACATTAAATCTATCTAGTCTTACAGAAGAACCTAATTCGTACGGGTCACCACTATCTCTTCTAATATCTACGAAAACTGCTGGCAAAAAAGCTTTTAATTCGTTTGGTAATTCGTCATAACCAGAACCTGGCGGATTGGTTTTCCAATTCCTCAAGTGAGCATTAAAAATTCTTTTATATTCTGGACCTATTGATGAATATACAAAACCAACTCTCTCTGAATGATTGCAAAAAACATTAAGTCCTGAAGGCATTGGATTTGTAAAAACTACTCCGCCTCTAGCATAATCTATGTAGTGATCATAAACGCCGCCATTGTTTTCAGGATAAAATATTCCAGATATCCATATGCCGCTTGCGCTTATAGGAGGCTGACCACCAGTATAAGTTGCATTTTGCGTTTCCCAAACCCAATTAGAGCTGTTTCCGGCCCAGAATTTAAAGTTACTAAACTCCTGCCTATAAGCAGGTCTTAATTGAGCCAAAGAATAGCCGTCATAACCAATAATTCCAGTAGTAAAATTGTAATATCCTCCAGCGTCAATAAGAGATTGTGATATTCTATTAATAATATTTTCTCTTATTATTGTCCTAGGAGTCAGTTGCCCAAAATAAGAAATTCCTCTAAAAATACTCATTATTTCTCCTACTTTAAAGTTTTAATTAGATTGTTTAAATAGTCTGAAGGTGATACACCTGAAATTTTAGCTGATTGAATAATTTGAACCCTTAGTCTTTCAACTCCAGCCCCTGTGAATTTAGAAACAGTTTGTAACTGCTCATCAAAAGACACGTTGGCTACTTTATTAGCCAGCTCATCAACCTCTGTGTCGAATCCAGCAGTTTTTTGCTGATTGCTACTTCTAGCATCATAAGAAGCGTCACTTCCTGGAGCTCCTGAACCTAATCCTCCTATCGTCTTAGCCTTGGACTGCAAAGACTTCTGAGCTCTTTGAATGGCTAAAGCTAAGTTTCTTTTAACTTGTTTAATGCAAGGTGGAACAGCTCTCAGGGCGGCTCTTTCTATGTTTGGTAAATATTTCTTGAACGTGCTTTCTATTACTCCCTCAGCTTCTGGTTCAGGTCTCCACTCATTAGGATCATAATAACCTCCTGGGATCATAATGTGGGTTCCAGACCTACTATATTTGCCGAACGAGCCAGATTCCGAGGGGCCTAAATCTTCTAATGTTTCACCAGGCCCTGGGAAAACTTGAAAGCCAGAAGCTACGTCAGTTACACCTAAATCAGCTTCTTTTAACCAAAATCTTTTAGATACTCTTTTTCTCCCACCTGTTTTGAAACTAGTATACCTATATGATGCCTCTGCGATTTCTTTAATCTTAGCTTCTACAAATGAAATTGAAGTTCCCGAAGAGCCACAAGCTGTTACGTTTAAGTAATAGGCTTTATCGAAATATCTTCGTAATTTTTGATAATTGAATCTTTTAGGTATACCTAAAGCCCCTCTATAATCCACGTTTTCTGGTTTTGTAAAGTCTATATTTGGGTGTTTTGTTATTTTAGGCAAAACGTATCTAGAAATGTATTTATTTGCAGCTTTACTCATTCTAGGAGAACACAGTTTACAAACATTACGAAGTATACTGTCTTTTATTTCCTTAGAGCCAAAAATGCCCGAAATCGCTTTTTTTATTTCAGCAGAAGTCGCGGCGCTTTTAACGTCTATATCAATTTTTATATTAGCTTCTCTAGCCATTAGAAATCAGTCCAATAAGACATCGCGTTTACATCTAGTCCTAAACCATATGTAACAGGAGGTCTTGTGAGTTTGGTTTTAAACTCTTTGTCGGAGTCTGCATAAAAAACTGCATATGAAGCGCGCATTATGTCTGGTATGTATTTTTTATCACAAACTAATTTCCAAATATTTGTAGAACCTTGAGCAAACACGGCGTTATCAAAGTCTTTTGGATTTCCATATATTTTACCGTATATTGTCTTGAAATTTTCGTTTTGATAAAAACCGCTAGCGGAAGTGAAAGCGGAGTCTTCATATCCAGGCATTGTGTTTGGGGTGCTTAAACCACCGTAGCTAGGCATGAATCTAGGTTTTGAGCTAGCCGTGTCCACAAATCCTTTATTGGCGTTTGGTATTATTTCATTTTGAAAATAAAGCTTGCATTTATTTCCCAAGCCACCATCTGAATCCAAAAGAGCTTGGGCTATTTCTTTCCAAGATTCTTTTATTTCGTTTGGTATATAACTCAATATTATCTCCTAGATGGCCCGTATTCTGGGTAATATGTAAAGTTGGTTGTCGTATATCCAAGATCGGCGCTTTCGTATGGACCGAGTATTGCTCTTCCAGCAAATTTATTGCCACGCTCCCAGTCCCACTTCGTTTTTTCATAGTTTTCAGTATAAACTTTTAATGCGTCTTGTCTGCCTTTTAATGCGGCAGTTCCATCATAAGATGTTAAATCGTCTTTAATTCTGACACCGTATTTTGCCACATCTTTTCTCGCTTCAGACATTGATAAAATGACCGCTGCTTTTAATATAAAAAGATTCGCAAGACCTTTGTTGGATGTGTCTGACATAGGATCTGGATTTATTGTTAAAGTGTTTAAGTTAACAGTGTAAGTCGTTGGCATTACTGTTAATTCTGAAACAGTGGCTTGAGCCGCTAATACCACAAACTGATTTAAATCAAAGTCAGAATATGTATACGGAGTGCTTATATCACCAATATAATATCTAAGACCGTTAATCAGTGTTGAGTATGTAGCCATTATAGTATACCAAAGTTGTCATATTGAGCAAAAGCCTGGACCGCACCTGTTGCGGATTCTGTTCTCGCCCAAGCATTTCTTAAAGCATCTGCACCAATCCCTCCAAATTCATAGCTCTCTCCACTCGCTATTGGTAATCCGTTAGAAATTGGCATTCCGCCAGTAGCTGAATTGATTCCAACATAGATTGTGTTGGAGCCATTGTTAATAACAACTAGTTTATAGAAAGGGCCGCTGCCACCAGCAAGAGAACTATCAAAAATAAATCTGCCAGTTGTAGGAACAACCATTCCCGTACCGAGAGAAAATGGTACTCTTTTTGTGGCTCTAGAAAAATTGTAGCCAGTAGGAGTCTCAGTGAAAACACCAGTTTGACCTACAGTAACAGAAGGATGATTTAAAGGCCCGTGACCTAAAAAAGCAGCGTTGGATGTTGGGGTTATTCCACTTTTTGTATATGCTAATGCCATAAATTTAAATACACAAAAGAAAACCCCCGCTCGAAAGCAGGGGTCTTTTCCATAAATCTAGTCTGATTAGAATGAGCCAGCTAAAACGTTTCTTACGTCTAGAACTGCCCATCCACCTTCCATCGAGCCGTAGAAGCCTACGAGACCGTGTCTATGAAGATTTTCATCTTCGGTAATTTCAATCTCTTGACTTACTGGGTGAATAAAGCATTTGTCTGGGCTAGAGAGATCTAAACCAACAACTAATTCTTCGTCTGAAGACGGACCTAACGAACCACTGAGAGTGCTTGAGTAATAAAGCTGATATTCCTGACCAACACCAAGCTCATCAAGGTCGTGGAAGTTTACGCCATACATACCGCGAACAGCACCTTCTTCGCTTCTTTGAATCTGAGTTCTGATGTCGTCAGAAACTTGACCAAGACCCCATGCCGACATGTCTTCAAAAGCTTCTGGAGACATGTAAAGGTCGGTGAGCTTTTTACGAGCGGTGCTAGTTGAGTTACCGCCACCGTTTCGTCTGACTACAGTCTTCATAAGACTGATCAGCTTAGGGCTAAACGAGCCAGCCGCAGCATCTGAATCATAAGCTAAGATGCCACGACCTTGTGCAGCAGCGAGAAGAGTTTGCCAACCGTCATCATTATTTTTCTTAACAAATGACATGTTGAGAACTTCTATCATTCTTCTTAAAACATCGTATCTAGCGTGCTTTAAGAATCTGCGGGTGCAATCGATTGAGCTACCAATTGAATAGGTGTTCAACTGAATGTAGTCGGCCTCGACTCTGCGCATTGGGATTTTTCCATGATCTGGAATAACATAAGCGACATGCTCTTTTTCAGTGCCTGGAGCGAGAAGGTCAAGAGGAATTCTTAAGTCGGTGGTTTCAGTGAAATCTTCAGTTACGAAGATGTCTGATACGATATCACCATCAAGAATACCTTCTCGGATTGGACCTTCAACTGCAACGGTATGCTCATTAAGAGCAGCCGCTATGCCTTTAGCAATTGAAGCCTGAGCTCTTAAAGCTACATTCTTATCATTACTACCAGCATTCATAAGAAGCTGTTTAGCTTCTGTGGTTAATTCGTTTGTATCTACACTTGCTTTTATTGAATTTGCCATGTTTTTTACTTCCTTTTAGATTATAAATCAATGTAAACTTTGCAATAACCGTCTTCGTCTGGTAAAGATAAGAATTTACCTACCTCTGGGGCTAGAGTGCTATTTGCAGCTCCCCATGTTCCGACAAGAACTCCGCTATTGGGTGATATGTACCCAGAAGGGCCTAGATACGCTTTACCACCAACTGATATGCCGGTCGTTGGGTAAACTTGATTGGTCACAACGTAACCTTTCTTAGCAATAAGCACCTTGTCACCAACCTGGGCTTCGCTCTTGTATGGATTAAGAGTCTGTCTTGTGAGATCGATGTTAACAACATCGTTCATAAGAACTCCTAATGGTCTTGAGCCTGAAGCGAATATCGGTACTAGCGAGTACCAGACTTGGTTTTGAGACTGGTCCATGGCGGCGCCTGAAGGACCTGACGCGGTGTTACCTGTTGGGACAACAATGCCGCCTCTGTTTGAGCCATAAGCCCAACCAGTCGCGGCAAAGAACGAAATATCTTCATCTACTATGTTTCTATCGGGTTTTAATGCCATTTTTTTTACCTTTTATTTTTATACACAAATTTTAAAAAACTAAAATTATCTACGCTTTTTATTCATAGTGAAACCGATTAGAGTTTCTGCTGGATTAACTTTTATCTCAGGAGTCGGAGCAACAATTAAATTAGCTGTGGCTCTTAACTTAGCTCTTTGAACCGCAACTTGGGCCGCTTTTACTCTATTGGCATCATCAAGCTCACGGTCTATGGTTTTACTTATTTTTGTCACAGCATTTTTCAGAGCGGCATACGCCTTCTCGTCTAAAGAGGCGAGCTCGGCAACATCAGAGTTGGTATATTCATCACCAACTAGAGTCTTCATCTCTTTTAGTCTATTATGACCAATCTTATTTGCGTAGGCCTTATCAGCTATGATTTCTACTTCATCTGAGAATTCTTTGTAACTTTTAAGCTCTTGGTTCAAAACATTTATATGAGCCGTAGCTGTCTCAACAGCGTGTTTATAGTTATTATTCTCTTTTCTTAACTTATTAATTATTTCTACTGCATTATCAATAGAATCTACGATTTCATTTTCTGTTATATCAGTCATTATTTTAGCTCCATTTTGATTATACACTAAATTTTCAGCATTATTTAAACCTTGTGATTTTTCGCCTCTACCGTAGAAAGGGCCTTGTTGAGGGATTCCTGTATTTATTATATAACTAGATTGATTTGAAGGTAAATCGCCAGCTCCTCCAGGAACGCTAGGCTGAAAAGATGTCGTCTGTGTTTGCTCAATCTTTCCACCACGCATCAATGTAGTGACCCCCTTTTTGGCTAATTCTTGAAGTAAGAACCTAAGCTCTCTCTCATCTGCACAAGGTCTATACATAGGAATCTTCATCTGCTGTTCTAAATCTGAGGGATCACCCATAAGAGCGGCATATAAAAACGGCTGGTCAGAATGTCTATCCGATTGATACAAATGGGCTCCTGTGCAGCCTAATTCTATTTTACCAACTTCTTCAGCTTCTTTTTTTGAGTAAAATAATAAACCATCAGCAGGTAAAACTTCTGTTTTAGGCTTAGTAGCTATATCTGCAACTTTGTTTGGATCCTGATTCATACTTGGCTGAGAAAGCTGGGCGTCAGGGTTAGTCGATATTTCATTTGTATTTATAGGAGAGTTAGCAGCCTGAAATGTTGGTATTGGTACCGCAGAAGATGGCGGAGAGGAAGGCGTAGTTGTTACCGAACTAGAATCAACAAGTGCTGCAGAAGTTTTGTTTTCAATAATAATACTCAAAATTTTACCCTTTCTTTTATTTGCAGGCTCCACAACAATACCTTGGCCAGAGAATATGATATTCTTTAGCCATCTACCTATTTGGTATTTTTTACCTTCGTATTTTGTATAGCCTTTTCCTCCATACGCAACAAGATCGTCAGACATATGGGCTGTTTCTTCATTTCTATCTATGTAGATAGTGTTATCGTCGTCTTCGTTTTTTCTAAGACAGTAGCCAAAGTCTTCGAAAAAGCACTCCATTGATACATACAGATTTTGTTTCTTTATTCCTGCTTGTATCTTTTCAGCGTAAGATGGAAAATATTGAGCCCAGATCAAGCCGTCTTGTTTTATATGCACTCTGCCTGATGTAGTCTTGTTAGTCGAAGAAAGGTAATTATTTTTTATTTCATCAGTCATGAAATCTATTGTTGGCAAGTCACCGTTAACTAAAGCGGCTTTTACCATTACGCCAATATTTTCATTTTCACTGTCTTCAGATCCCCTGTGCATCCAATTTATTGGTTTAAAAATTGGGGTTTCAGAAGCCTTGACTATTTCCTCTGCGGTAAAAAGATCACCATTTGCATTCCAAATATCTGTGACCAATATAGAAGATATTGGCATTACATCATCCGTTATTTTCCATTCAGCCCCAGCTAATGCTGACATTGCGCAGGCATTGCCCTGACAAGCTGTGGCTAAATTTTTTGCGTCAGCAGAGGTATTTAAAATTAAACTAGCGTCCGCAGTAATTCTATTATTTAATATTTTGTGTTCTATATGCTTTTCTGAACTGAAAACTTTCATGTGTTTTTATACACTTTCGCCAATTTATTAGCAATTATAAAATTTTTCAGCACTTTAATACTAGACACATTTGGTGATTCTAATTTTTTAACTTCTTTTTGTAAAATTACTTTAAAGTTTTCATATTCATTAGAATCTGACATGGAAATATCTAATATTTCTTTATCATTTAAATCTTTACCATTAAAAATGGCGAGAACGCGATCTTTAGCCGTATCTAGCTCAAATCTTTGCGCTGAAGTTAATTGTCTTTTGTTATTTATACCAAACTTACTTAAATAATATCCTTCTAAGACCTCTTCAACTTTGTTGTGAAACTTAGAAGCTGCATCTAAATGCTGCGCCCTAATTCTTTTTGAAACTTTTCTTTTAACTGTATCTTTTGACCCGCTTGGTCTACCAGCCTCCTTAATAGGGTCTTGTTTCTTAGCTATTGGAGAAGGACTTTCTATTTTTAGATTAATTAGCTCTTTGTTTTTCTTATGATTGCTTTCAGAAATTTTAGTCTGAATGAACGGACTGAGTTTTTCAGAAACCAAACCTTCTTTTCTAGATTTTTCTTCAGTGTCAATCCTAGCCTTTTCTATATCCCACATTTCACCTATTTTCTCAACTATAGTTTGATTTGATATGACATTTCGGTCGTTCAGTTCCGTGAGTAGTTTAAAGTAGCTAGGCTGATCAAACAGATTGTCAACGTTAAATTTTATTTTTGGTTTTGTTTGGAATGACAACTCCTCACAAATCATAGAAACTTCTTCATTGACCCAATCTGTAATAGCTCTTCTTATTCCGTCTATCCTTTTCATGAGATTTCTTAAGCCCATAAAAGAATCGTTTGATCCGCTAGATCCTGTGGTACCTCCAATTAAACTTTTATGAACACCAAGACCTAAAAGCATTGATTCATAGTTTTCAGTAAAATTTTCTAGTTTTTCTATTGGAGGAAAATATTGATCGTATGTTAACATTGAATCCCAAATGATGTCTAAAGTACCACCGCTATGATTTTCTAAAACGTTAGAAAGTCTGACTATAGACCCTAAATCAGGAAGAATTTCTTCTTTATGATCACCCAACCGCCAAAGACGAACTGAATTATACCAGCTATCTAAGGCGCTAATCTTTGCCATTCTTAATTTTTCGTTATAAATAACGTCATGTAAAATACTGTAAATAAAACTTTTTGCCCAAATATCGCTGTCTTTCTTTTTATAATGTGCAACATAAACAGAATCCTCATCTAGTGGAATTAAAATATCTCCATTACCCTTACTATTTAGTATGGCGTTTTTAATCTCTTTTGGAAAATTTGAAAGTGCTGATTCCCCTTCTTTTTTAACTAACCCTCTAAAATGAGCCAGGTTTTTTGAACTAAATCTAACAGCCCATCTTTTAACTCCTGAAAAAATAGCTAGTTCGCCGCCAACCAAAGATATTGTTTGCGGATCATAAAAAACATATTCTAAAGGAATTTTTGATTTTACCGCGGCATTCACAGAATCCCTTTTCATTCGTCTGACCGCAGGAACATCAATTGACTCAAATTTTCTTCCAACGACAACGTTTCCTTCTACCACAAAGTAATTAGCAAATCTTTCCGACCGTTCTTTTAACCCAACCTTTTCCGACCACTGCTTAAAAAAGTTCTGTATATTTTCATTTTCACTTACTAGTTCTATTCCTTCTACAGCTATTTCGGTCATAAGATCAATTACAGACCTTATTACTCCCACGCTTTCGTAAGCTTCTCTACAAGCCGTCATTATTTCAGTATCTTTAGACGGGATTCTTTCATTTGGTCTAAATCTTTCCCATGCTTTTCTTGTAAAAGGAGGTCTTACGGAGATACCATCCTCTACATTGGTATAGAAGCCGCCAAAAGCCATTTGGTCTGGGTTTACAGAAGACATTGCTTTAGCGTGATTTAAAAGAGCTTCGTTTTTTTGCGGATTGGTTGATGTATAAAATGTTTCTTTTTCCACGATTGGATCTCAATGGAATTACATACACAATGAAATTCTGTAAAAGAGAAAGACCGCAGAAAACTGCGGTCTTTCCTGATTTTAAAAAGTTATTTACTACCTATTGTGGAAATTGCCTAGTCAGGATGGGCATGCTGGCAAGTATTTTGCCCCTTCACCTAAAGAACCAATACGACCTTCTGCCACTAATCGACCATTGCAAACAACTCCATAAGTATTATCGTATGGTAAACGGCCCTTAACCTCTTTAGTGCAGCAATTGGTATATCCTCCGTAATTTCCCATTTGACCTTGTTGCATCATGTCCGGGTTAGAGCCTAATGGCATCATATCATACCGCATAGCCGCCTTTAATTTTTCTAATGAATTTTTTAATGACATATAAATTATTCTCCAGTCATTAATACACAAGCTAGTTAAAATTTCAAACGTATACGGTGTATATATTTTATGATTAAGCAAGCCGTGTTAAATAAATTAAATTTTGCAATCTCAGAAATAGTCTCAATGCTATGTGGTAAAAGCGATGAGGAGATTATAATAGCCACTTTAAACGGTGAAGCTAAAGGAGAACCTTTAGAAGGACAAAAAGCAGTAAGAAATGTTATTAAAAACAGAACTACTGGACCAAAATACTTTATGGCTGATGACAAATTAGGATATACTGGCACTAACAAAGAAGTCCAAGTTTGTTTATGCCCTTATCAATTTAGTATTTGGAACGGACTGTCAACGTGCCCTAGCTTCTTAACAAAATATGATAGCGTTATGCGTAACGCTACAATTACAAATATACCAGAAGTAGATTATTCAGTGTTTACAAATGGGACTGGTCTAACAGAAGCTCAAGCCAAGCAAGTATATTTGTATTGTAATCCAGACACGGCCACGAGTAAATCAAAATGGGTAACTTTAACAAAACAACAAAGCAGCGCAAATCCAAATAAGAAAACTTGGTCAATTAAAACCAAATTTGATGGAGTAAATGAAATAACTATTACTTTCATTAGAATCGGCAAACATGTATTTATTCATGGTCTTCAATAAGCAATAGTGCCGTCTGAATTATAAGGTTTGCTAAAATTTGAAGGTCTATTAGATAGATTATTAGCGTTTTTCATCTTTTTAAGACCTTTTCCTTGGTACATGGCGCCGCCATTTCCTTTTGCTCCTCTAATTTCACCCAAAGAGTAACCGCCGAAAACAAATTTTTCGTTTGAATTTGGCGTATTTAAAATAGACCTAGCTGCGTCATTCGCCAAAAGAAGACTAGTAAAGTGATCCTTTCTAAGTCTTAGTTTTATACCCTCGGTAACAACTCCTTTGATTCTAGGCAAATCCCAAGTCTTGTATCCTTTTAAAGTGGTTTGCTCTTGAATCAATGTTGTTTGATATTTACATTCTTCTATCTCGTATTGTATGTTTTCTACAGAAAAATCTTCTAGTTCGTAATCGGTATTAGAGAGTCTATTTTGCTCAACAGATATTGCGTCATAAGCTGGAAATATATGTTGCATGGTAGTAATGTCTTTAAGAAGATTAAAATGAGCGGCCTCATACCACTCTCTAGACGAGAATTCTATTACTTTTATTATGTGGGCTCCGTGTCTATCAGAAACCTCTTCATCATCCATGTCATAAAGACAAAAGCCTCCGTCTTTTAATTTCGAAGGATCTTTAAGCCCTTCTATAACAGATCTGCCGCCACCGCCTGAGTCTATATTTATTCTAACTATGTTAAATCTTTTGCAAAGCTCGTGAATTTTACGTATTATAAAAGTGTTATAGTCTTGTATTCCATCGTAAAACTCGGTATTCTTTTTTCGGTTGCTTTCAAATCTTTTTCTATTTGTACTCCAACAAAACACGTGTTCTCTATGACCTTCCGCTATTTTTATGATTGAAATAGCAAAGTTATCTCTCTCAGAAGCTGGATCTATACCCATTACATATCTAGCATTATTTTTGCCGAAATCTTCTACAAAAAACTTAATTTCTCCAGTTTCCTTTGAGACTGGGCATGTGGCTTTATGTATAGCCGATGCTGGATAAAAACCATCTGAGTCTTTAGCAAAAACACAGCCGTATTCCATTTTAAATATTGCAGAATCCATTGTAGCCTTACCTTGCTCTAAAATGGTTTTGTCCATTAAACCAGAAGGCAATTCTTCCCAAGGAAGTCTTATTACGGCGTATTCGCATTTGTCGTTTCTATTCAGACCTGAATAAACCAAATTACAATAATCCATGTAATATTTATAAAAATGATTGAATTGATAGGTTGCGGTACCTGCTATTATGATCTGGTTTCCTTCGGCTTTATCTCCTCCAACAAATTCATCTATAGATTCATTACTTATGCCTATTGCCTTTAAAGCGTCTATTTGGTATTGCTGTTTTACTTTTTCAAATGTGTTATTACTTTGTACAGAAGCGAAGCCTCTAATTACAGTTTCAAATATATCAGGATTTACTGACCCAAATTCGTCTACAATAATGGTATTAGCTCTAAGACCTCTAATTTTTTCACCCGTTCCTATGGGGATACCCATAATTTTACTTTCACCAATTTCCCAGGTAAATCCTAGAACACCTCTTCTAGGGCCATTATTAGCACCGCAAATATCTTGCAATATAGGAGCATTTTTCCATATGTTTTCCATAGACTCAAATACCAAGCCCGATTGTCGTAAACCAGCTCCAGCAACTACAATTTTGCTTCCTTGCGCAAGAAGAGCTTTAGTTATAGCATAACAACCCAACATTGTTGTTTTAGACCCGCCTCTAGTTGCTAATAACATTGGCAATCTCTTTTCCCATAGTGTTTTTAATATTGCCATTTGATATGGAAAAAGATTCATATTCAACAGAGTTTTCACAGTAAACGGTAGATAGTCTAAGTTTTTGAAAACAGAAACTAGAGCTTCTGGTATTTCATTCTTAGAAAGACTCTCTGGAAAAACAGGAGTGGTTTTAACGTCAAAAGTGTCACCTATCTCTAGATACGCATTATTTAAATACTCGTCTATATGATCTTTTGACCAATTATTTTTCATTTTTAGACTCCACTATCAACTGCTTAAACATATTGCATACATATTTTTTTGCAAAATATTTATTTGATAAGAATAAAGTTTTTACATTCCATTTGTAATCTATCTCGCAAACACGCTTTAAAATAAAATCTGGCGAGAGAGTGAAGTATTTACCTTTAAGAGGATTCCTCACAGCATATCTAGCAAAAGAGTCTCTGAGGTCATCCTCTACTATTATATACGCTCTTTTATATTGAGCAAGTTTGTCTAGCTCATTTTGAAATCTATCCCAGTTTTTTCCAAAGTTTCCTACTATCTCTTCTATGCTGTTTTTTCTTTCTATGATAATACCGTTTGTGTCGGAGAATCCTTCTAAGGAATAGTCTCCGCATGGTAATGCTTTTATTTCTGAGCCCTTAACAAAAAAGTCTGACGGAAGTCCGTCAGAAAAGTCCCATGGCTTTTTTTCTCTAGAGTCTATTATTACGTTTGCGTAAACTGTTTCTTTTAAAGTTTTTAGTGCCTTTTTTCTTTCTGTGGAATCTTTTCGGCGCATTTATCTTTTCCCAATCTTTCTGATTACTGTTAGCTATAACCTTTTTAAAAAACACAGATTCATACTCATATTCTTTACCAGTTATCTTTTTATGATGCGCCTTGCAAAGGGTTATTCCGTTGAAAACTTCTGTTCTAAGCCTATGATGTTCTGAGTATTTTTTAATATGGTGAACTTCTAACTCATTTCTTACACAACAATTTGGATACTGACAAGTAAAATTGTCCCTTTTTAGAACCTCTGTTCTAAACTTTCTGTAGCTTTCGTAATCTCTATCGCCTCTTCTTTTTCTCACCAACCATTAATACACTTAAACAGTTGTTGTATCACTCAAATACATTTCATATAACACGTCTCTCCAACTAAGATTAGATTTCCATCCTAAGTTATTATTTGCTTTTGATGGATCAGCGCATAAAAGGTTAACTTCTGCTGGTCTTTTCATTCTTTCATCAATGACATAAGGACATTCTGAAATACCAGCTACATTTATTACAAAATCAACAGCTTCTTTAATCGACGTAGTTTCTCCAGTGCCAATAACATAATCTTCTGCCTTTTCTTGCTGTAGCATCATCCACATTGCTTTTATATAATCCTTAGCATGACCCCAGTCTCTTTTTGCCTCTAGATTTCCTAAAGTAAATTTTTCTTTTGTTTTAACAAAATTAGCCACACCACGGGTTATTTTTCTAGTGACAAAGTCTAAACCTCTTCTTGGACTTTCGTGATTGAATAGAATGCCACAGCTAGCATGTATTCCATACGCCTCTCTATATAAGCCTACCATTTTATGAGCGTATAGCTTTGCTGCGGCGTAAGGACTTCTAGGGTCGAACACAGTGTTTTCGTTTTGCGGTCCTAGAGAATTGCCAAAAAGCTCAGAAGTAGATGCCTGATAAAACTTAGTCATTGGACTACTATTGACTATTGCTTCTAGCGCAATTGCAACAGACTCGCCGTTATTTTTAAGTGAAACTGTAGGCTCTTTAAAACTTTGACCAACATGAGAAGCGGCAGCTAGGTTATAATATTCTTCTGGTCTAATTGATGATATTAAATTGTTTATGCCAGATGCATCAGTAATATCTAAATTTATTAATTGAAAATTTTGACAGGACAGACACTTATTAATAAAGTCATTTTCTCTAGATGAACATCTTCTAGATATTCCTATGACGTTGTAGTTTTTTTCTAATAAAAACTCGCATAAATAAGATCCATCTTGACCTTGACATCCTGTTACAATAGCTGTTTTATTCATTTTTTGCATTCATTTCTTTGACTGTGTCAATATCTAATAACTGTGGTGCGACCTCGCCATCCATAAACTCTACAGCATTTCTGAGTTGATTTGTTTTGGTATCCATAGAAATTTTTAGCAACTCAGCCATTCTACCTTCTTGATTTCTAGTTTTCTTAGAGTCAAATTTTTTGCATAAAGAAAAGAAAGTGTCAGCTCCAACTTTTCCCTTTTCCTCTCTTTGTTTTCTAGTTATGTTTAAGCTCTCACTTATTTTAGTGCTTTTCTCTAAAAGATCTTTATATTCCTTATTCAAATCTGTCATTCGCATACTAGCAGCAAAAACTTTTTCATATACAGAAGCTTGATTAGGATCAGTCAAATCTAAGTCTTTTATATCTCTTACGCCACTCTCTTGCATCAAAACATCTCTCAAATTGATAGCCTTTGAATAATCAAACTGATTTTTATCTATTCTTAACTTAAGAAGTATTATTTGCTCTATGCTGTTTTCTTCAGTATGATTTAAGTCTTCCAACTGCTCATGATAACTAGCCCACTCTTCACAAAACATCAACCACTCTTCTTTATTTAGAATTGATTTTAATCTTCGACCTCTAGCTGAGTTGACTATGTCCTTTACCCAAAAAACTCTATCAAATTCGCCATCCTTATTCTGTTTATCTGAAACAGAGATAGTGTTTTCCGCTATCTTTTTTTTATATCTTTCTACTGTTTTGACTGAACAGTTAAGCTGCCTAGCAATTTCAGCAATAGACGTTGTAGCTATGCTTTCTTGTATAAATTTTATTTGAGCGTCCGACAATTTTTTATTCATTATTGTTCCACTCCGACAAAATTTCTTTGATTTTTTCTTCTAGTTTATTCTTATAGTAAGAGGTAACAGCTTCATTTGCCAAACACGCCTTGTAAATATCCCTATGAATACCATCTAATCTGTTCATGACAAATTCCTGCAATTCTTGATACTCTATTTCACTGTAGATATGAGAATTTACTATTGAATTTTTATCCAAAGATATATTAGTATCTTCTAAAGAATTTGCTGATTTGGCTAATTTTTTTCTAGACTCTGCGTGTTTTTTGTTCACAGAAGAGCAGTTGTCTCTATAAAAATTTTTAAGCCTGTTTTTAGCAATTTTATTTAGCCATTTTTCTAAATTTTTTTTAGGATTTTTATCTTTTTCTTTGCTCTTTTCATAAAGTTTTAACTGCTGTATACAAATAAGCCTGACTTGAGACTCTATATCGTCTTCTGTCATAAAGCCAAATTTCTTTGATCTGTGTGTTCTAGCAACTCCGTCTATAACCTCAACTACTTCTTCGTAGGAGAGAAGCCAGTCTTTGCTAGAGTTTTCCTTTAAAAAAGATTTTATAGGGTCCTTTTCTTTCACTATTAATCTTAGGCGAATTTGGACTTTTTTTTAAAAAAAGCATAATGAGAAGATTATAATGTGTAATATTACTAGAGGCAACATGGAAAACAATATAATTTCTAGCGGATCTAAAGAAGATGGACCGAAATTGAAAAAAACTTTCTGAGAACACATGCTGAGGCAATGAAGGATATTGATATATCAGCTAGCCTAAAGAAGACACTCAAATCTGTAAGAGAGATGAGAAGAAGATTGGGTTTAATAAAAGAGTCTGGAAGAGGCAGAGTCAAATTAAAGGGTAAGTAATGTCTACATTAAACTATAAAAAATACTCGACCGCATTAGAAGACAATACGCTATATTCAGCTGCGCCAAATACTAATTACGGAACTTCTTCAGCGTTAAGTCTATCATATACATCTGGGTTGCTAGGCGTGGATAATGTTGCTATAATGCGATTTTCGAAACCTGTAGAAGTTACATCGGAAAATCTTCAAAACGCCATCTTGAGTTTATATCAAATTGGCTGGACCGGATTAGGTGATCCTCCTGGAGAGGTAAATATAACGATAAAAGCAGCATTTTTAGATAACTCATCGTGGACGGAAGCTGGATCTAACTGGACAAGACCTAGGGCTGGCGCATCATGGAACATATCGGGGGCGTATCAAAGCCCAGATATAGTCTCTAGTACCGTATCGTCTCAAATTGTGGTACACGACTCTAGTATATTAGGTCAAGCTATTCAAATGAATGTAACAGAAGCAATTAGATACGCTTTAGCTAATAACAAGTCAATTTGTCTATCTGTTTGGATTGAAACTAATGATTCATGGGAATATGCTAGTAGCGAATATTCTACTGTAGAATATAGACCAACCATAGAATTTAGTTACAATGTTCCTCAAAAGCCTAGTCGTATCGGCAAAAAAAATACTCCTAAAATACCAAGTTTATGACTTTTTCTTTTTTTGTGGGTGACAAGAAGGCAATAAATCTACATCAAAAGCTTTTCTCTTAAAAGATCCTGTCCTAAGCGCGTGTAGAAAGCCATTTACTCTGCCATACCCCCATTGTTCAGGACCAGTTACATTTGGTCTTACGCTTTGTGGATTTGTTTTGTATGCACCCACACCTCTTCTAAAGACGGCCATAAGAGTAGATGTAGAAGTTTTTTTACATGAATCTGAGCCGTATTTTTCATTATGTTTAGCGGCTTTTTCGCTAAGAGTTTTTCTAACAGAACCAGAAACTTTTGCCGCGGTGGCAAATAATACGATGTCTATATAACTTAATGGTTTTTCTGAACCTTCTATTTCAATTTCATTTATCATTTGCAGCTTTTGTATTTTTATCTAAAAATTCTTTTTTGGCCCATAATAGGCTTATAGCTGCTACAGGAGCGTACCAAAAAAGCCATGAGTAATTATTTTCTTTTACGCCGGGATCATCAATTCCATCTTTTAGTTTTAATGTCATAGGTGAATCACGTCTCTCTGTAGGTATTATTTCTGGAGTAATAGAACAGCTTGAAAGTAGTATTGATGATGATAAGATTAGATATTTCATATTAACTTTTGTTTGATGCTGCAGCACTACCGAAATAAAAGCCAACTATACTAAGTAAAATTTGTCTATATTCTTCAGCGTATAAATATCCGTTCAGTTCCACAAAAAACTTTTTCCCATATTCAGGAATCATACCCAAAAGAAGTTCTGGTGATTTAGCGTCAATTTCTACTATGGTGGGTATTCCGAAAAATGGTAAAATAAATGGTGCCGCCATTGTACCAAAAAGAACAGTTAAAACAATTAATTGCCTAACGCCTTTTCCTATGTCTATAGGAACGCGCTTGACGGCAGAATTAATCATCTTGTCTTTGTGTTCATTAAGGGTTATTAGTCTTTCTAATATTTGTTTGTCGTTCTCTCTTTTTTCAGCTAGATAACGAAACACGAAACCAGTGATTCCGCCTCCTAGCATGGAAATGAGTTCGATTGGTATCATTTTTTATTAAATTTCCTGATTTGTTTGTGCATTTGCTCTCTAGTCCTGCAAGGCATATAGTATGTGGTATTTGCCTTCATACCTGG